TCTAAAACTGCGGGGTCGGGCATCCCGTCAAAGACCTTGGCTTTCAGGGCAACGGCTCAAACCATTCGACGCTGGTGATCGGGGACGTGCCGTTAAGTCCGGCCGGCTGTCCGATCGTGAAAGCGTCCGCGATGATGGTGAATGAACTGGTGCTAGTGGTGACCGTCCTGCCTACTAGCTCCACGGGATAGGGGTCTGCCATGCCCAAGAATGCGAAGTAGTCTTCGGTAGGGGCCGTGGCCTCAAGGAAAAACAGCTCAGGACCGCTCGCGAATGTACGCCGACGGATCAGGCCGTTGCCTTCTATCGTTTTGAACCAGCCGCTCCCTGATGGGTAGGTGGTGTTATGATCTCCGAAGATAACAGACCCACCCCTTGAGACGACGCCGCGGAGGGAAGCCCATGTGGAATGCACGGCTGAATCTCCAATGAACTCTCCCATTAGATTCGGCCGTAATAGTACCGCGCGGTATTGGTCCCTAGCTTGATGCGGTCACCCCATAGGGAGTTTGAGACGTACTGAAAAACCGTCCAGACAGTCGGGGAACTTGCGTTGTCCGTATCAATCTTAGCCAGCAGGACATAGCCCTCGGTGTCGGTGTCGCTCAGTTCGACGTCGGACGAGATGACCTTCGGGTATGTCGTGTTCGAGATACTGGGGTCAGGGAAGGCGTAAGGAGCCGCGGCCTCAGGGCCGGAACGCAGATACACCCAGGACTCTTTCGTTGTTGTGTTGAAAGACAGGACGCCAGTCGGAGGCGTCGGGACGCCTGCCGTCGTATGGTCGAGGAGCATCTCAGTGGAAGACACGACATCATCCATCTCTGGGACCAAGTTGTTCAACGTCCCGCTGACGACCTGATAGCGCAAGCCCCCGGAGACAACGCCCAGGACGATGACATAGAACGGCGTGCGAGTCCTTACCGTATCGTCCGGGAAAGGATTGGACGAGTCTATGCTGATACCGTATCCGCTGGAGGTGAAGCCGTAGCCGGCGCCAGGTTGGAGGTTCATACGCTGGCGTAGACTTCAGCCGGGTAGCCTTCGCGGTTGAAGCGGATTTCGTAGTTGATCTTGACGATCTTGGGCGTGCCGCCGGAGAGCACGCAGTAATCCTCGAAGGAGGCCTGCGAAAGCAGGATGGTGTTGCGGACCGTTCCCTTGACGTTGGCCGTCCAGGTTGTGCCGATGTGGTCAGGCAGCAGCTTGATGCCTCCGAAGGTATTGTTCGCGGACGTCTTGCCGACGGCGTTCTTGATGGTCGTGACGTCGCCCAGGTTCTTCGTGTAGATGACGCCGGAGAACGAAGTGATCGGGGACAGGTAATGGGTCTTGCCGTAATAGTATTGCTTCGACGCCGTGCTGGAATCCTTGAAGCCGACGAAGCCGCCGGCGTTCGTGGCCGTCCCCTTGAAGTGGGCTCCGAAGACTCCTCCCACCCTTTCCTCGATGTTGATGGTGGAGGTCGTAAAGGTCGTGCCGTCGCCGGCGATAGCCGTGGTAAAGCCCGTGGCCGGACCGAAGAAATTGGGGTGGGTCGTGATGTGCTCCGAGGTCAGGCCGTGCGAGGCCGTCACGTTCGGGTTCGTGATGCTACCCACGGCGCTGTCGATGCCGACGTATTCCGCGTCGATCGTGTCGAACTCCAAAGCCCCGCGGCTGAGGTTGAACTTGTGCACGAAGAAGTCGGCGTAATCAGGATGCACCTGACCAGTGAACACCGCAGTACCTCCGACCGACTTGTCCACGATGTAGGTGGCACGCGCGGTCATCAGGCCGTAGCCGTCGTTCGTGTACGAGCCTCCTGGCTGGACGAACTTCCCGGTCAGGGCGTTACCAAATTTTACGATAGCCATTTGTTATTTTGTCTTAGTGACGGTTGCGCTGCGGTTGGTTGAGGAATTGGCAGGAGTGGACGGAGTCGCGCCTGAGGCCGTGACGTCGAGGACGCTGGCTTGATATCCGAACTTTGCCGCGATCTGCTGGAGCACGCTGAGCTGCTGGAGGGCGATGCCCTGCTGCTCCTGGAGGGCGGTGACGACCGGGTTCTGGCCGACGCCGATCACGTTGCCTCCCACGTTGGAAAGGCTGGAAGAGCCTGCCTTGGTGTCGGCGGCCTTCTCTTTTTCTGTCGTAGGTTTGGACGCCTTGATGGCGTCGAGCAGGGCTTTCGAGCGGTTGGCCATATTGGCCGGAGTTCCGCGGCCTGTCGGCGTTGTCGAGCCGTCAGCGCCCATAGCGACCAGCGCGCCAGACGGACCGATGGACAGCGCACCGCTTACGGCGTCGGAGGCAGCACCGCCAAGGCCGAACCTGTTGAGGAAGTTAAAAACACCAGTGGCCGCGTCCTCGGTAATCTTCTGCACCCACTTGTTGTACTTGTCGTAGACGTTGATGAAACTGGCGGCGAGCTTGACCATGCTGGCGTTCAGCCGGTCCATGCCGTCGTTGTACTCGCCGATTGCCTTGAGGGTCTTTGCGTCCACGATGGGGGCGTCGGCGATGTCCTTCTGGAGCTTCTCGAAGTCGGCCAGGAGAGGGAGGATGTCGTTGCCGATCTTGTCCCCGAAGAGCGCGGTCGTGATGAGCAGTCGCTCGGAGTCGTCAGCCCCGCCGCCTAGCGCCGCGGAGATGGCAAGGAAGACTGCCGTCGCGTCCCCCGACTTCAGCTGTTCCAGGGTGATGCCCAAGGCCTTGAACATCTCGACCTTCTTGCCCGTTCCGGCGGCCGCTTCGGCCATGTCCACGCGCAGCTGACGGGTCGCCTTGGCCAGGACGGAGACGGACACGCCGGACTGCTGCGCGGCATAGGCCAGCCCTTGGAACTGCTCGGCCGACAGGCCGCTTCGGTCCACCTGATCGGAGACTTCGCCGAGCTGGCGGAAGGTGTTCGTCAGGAAACTCAGCGCCTTGTCGAAGAGGACGGTCGCCGCGAACATCCCCGCGATCTTCTTGCCGATGTCGCTGCCGGCCTTCTTGAACGAGTCGCCCAGGGACTCGACCGACTTCTTCGCACGGCCAGTGACCTGTTCGACGTCGGACTTTCCTTTTAGTTCATATTCAAGTTTTTGGCCCATTGTTCTCGGTGTTCTTTACCTCTGCGGAGGAGGCAACCTTGGCGGCCGCTTCGGCCTTCTCCTGCTCTTCCATGAAGGCCTCCTCGTCGGTGGTCAGAAGTTTTGACTCTGAGCCGGCGGCCGCAGCCCAGGCGGCGTTAAGCCATATTGCCTGACACTCGGGCATTTCCCATGCCCTCTTTTCTTCTATCCCCTGTTTTATCAATGAGGCCACCACTATCAGGGGCCAAGGGATGCCGGCGTCCTCGGCCGAGGCCTTCTTGTGTTCGGGCGTATCCCAGAACTTAGGCCAGCAGCTGATCATGCAGTATTCCCCGAAGCGCTCGACCTCGGTCAGGAACTTGCCCGGGTGTTTGTCCAGGTGCTTCACCAGCCCGACCTCGGACGAATCCAGCTCGCCGATCGGTTCCTCGGCGCATATCTTGACCGCGGTCAACAGGTCGAGCGGAGTGGGTTCGGTCTTACCTGTGACCAGGGGCGACTCGATGGCCATGAGCCTGACGCGGTACTTCAGGCAAAAGGGATAAACAGAACGACCAAGGATTTTAACCTTGGCCGTCGGATCAGTGAAGGCGCGTAGGAATCTTCCGTCCACGCCCTTGATGCTACCCCTCTCGGGGCGGTGTCAATTAATAGGTGATGCCTTCGTAATCGACCGCTTCGATGGACACGGAGCAGAAACCCTTATTAGCGGATTTCTCGTCCACCTTCGTCACCACTCCCGAGAAGGTCGTCGAGGCGGTTCCGCCGCCGTAAGCGGAGGAGGTGTTGGTCGTGAAGCTGATGGTCGTGCCGAGCACGGGGACAGTTCCAGTCTTGCAGATTCCGTCCAACGACAGGGTCGTCTTGCGATCGTCCAACCGATGGGTGACGGTGATGCCGGCCTCGTTCTGGACGGTGTCTTCGTTGTTGAAGCCGGACGAAACGGAGAAGGACTGGACGAAGAGATTCGCCACGGTTCCAGAGCCGATGCCGTAAATGCAGGAAGTGCCGTTGAGGATAGCAGCCATAGTCTTTGAAACTGCGGGAACGGGCAACCCTTACGGGGTCGGGTTCACGACGATCGGGACGGTGTAGGAAAGGACGGTCGCCCAGGAGCGCTCGTCTCGGCCTTCGTCCTCGGACTCCGGGATGGCGTCGTAGCAGAGCGCCGTGCCGTCGGCGACGAAGGCGGCCTTGATGCCGGCAACGTCAGACATCGCCCCGGCGATCGCGGCGCACCGGGCACGGTGGTCGGATAGGGTCGTGTCGTCGGCGTTGGAAAAGAGGGTGATGCGGACGGAGCAGAAATAATTGCCAGCCCCCTCGGGCAGTTCGCCAGGGGTTCGGGCGGAGTCGCATAGGACCACGCACTTGGGCAGGACGTTGATCTCGGCGCTGTCGCCCGTGTAGACGGCCACGCCGGCAAGGCCGGACTCGGCGGTCAGGAAGG